CTAACGTTTGGTAAACAACCATTGCTTTTTTTATTTCGTACAAACTTTGTTCCATTGAACTTATTAAGTCTGTTCGGTTAGGATGTTTCGTTTTTATGTCTTCAATGCTTACTTGTAATTTTATACAAGTGTGGTTTAAGTTTATTCTACTGCTCAATAATTCAAGTTCCATTTTAAAAAAGTTTTAATTGTTTCATAGTTGTATATCCGTTTAATACTCGCTCCGTGTTTTTGTCAATAATATCTGCAAATTCTATTTCGCAAAAAGTACCGCAGTCTGGAACTATTGGCGGTTCGTGTTTTCCTTCGTTCGGTTTTAAATCTTTTAAAAATTTATTTTTTATGCAAGTCGCTCCAATTTTTTGTTCTAAATTACTCATTTTTTCAAATGTTTCTGGAAAGTGTTTTCTAACGTGGTTCCAATAACCTTTGCCACCTTTAACGCACCCAATACAATTATTATTGTGAAAACCTAACTCATACATTTTAGGTAATTTAATTCCGTTAATTAACAAAATTTCTGCACATTGACTTTTAGTTATTTTTCTATCAATTAAAGGGTATAAAGGTTTAACATCAGAATATTGTTGACTAAACCTAATTGCTCTATTTATTTCTTTTTTTTCAAATTCAAAACCAAATATTTGTCCGTCAAAATTATTGCTTTTTTCAATTGCAAACCTTACATTTTTTTTTAAGTGCAAAGTGCAAGGCGCACCATTAACTCCGTTTACATATTTAATTTTTTCAATTACTTCAAACTGGTCTTTAAATTTTGTTGACTGAATTTTATTTATTTTTTTACCAATCCAATTTTCGCAATCTAAAATAAACCGTTCGTTGTCTTCGTGCGCTGAATTAATAACAATATAAAATAATTCAACGTTGTCTTTTCCGTATTCATCTACTGCAAGTTTACAAGCTACTGCGCTTGTTACTCCACAACTAAACCAAGCTACTTTCATTTTAAAAAGGTTTTAAGTTAATATTATTTGTTGGTCTGAACTCCGAAATTACGTCTTTTCCGTAAACTTTAAAACCTAAACCGTAATTGTATTCGCAATAAACAGGGTCGTTAAGTCCAGTATGTTTTCCGCCTGTGTCTACGTCTTTAATTTTTTCAGTTGAAACCCACGTTACATATTTCATTACATCGTGTTTTATTAGTCTGTGAACTACTATCATATCATCGCATCTGTTTGTAAATGCTTTGCCACCTTCTACGTGGTCTTTTAACGGTGCTTTTAAATGTCCTTTAAAGTCTCCGTCTGCGTAAATATTTGAACTACGTCCGCTTTCAGTATTCGGATGAGTGTTTATGTAAATTGTCATTCCTGTTTTGTTTACAAATTCTCGTGCTGCGTTCATAAATTGATAGTTACCTTCGTAAGTCATATTTCTATCAAGTCCGGTAAATGGGTCTATTAGTGCAACATCGCATTCGCTTTGTTCAAATATTTTAAATAGTTCTTCGTGTTTATACAGGCGGTCGTTTTTTACAAATGTAAAGTATTGTTCCAAGTATGCTGAGTAGTTTCTTATTTCATCGTGTGTTAATTGTTTAAAATTAATTCCTGCATACATTTGTATTAAGTCTCTCAAAATTTGCCCGTGCTGGTTCTCACCGCTCCAAATAATAAACTTTAATTTGTGTTTAAGTGCAAGTGCTAAAAAATACCAATTAATAAAATAAGTTTTGCCTACGTTGTCGTGTCCTAAAATTATGCAAACTTGTTTACGTTTGAATTTTAAATATTCATCAAGTCCATTTCCAAGTTCTAAACCGTGTTTTATTTTGCCGTCACGGTAGTTCAATAAATAGTCAAGTGCTGAACCGTTAGTTAATGTATCCATATTTTCTTGCTTTTATTTCTTCAGGTGAAATTCCTTCGGATGTTGGTTCGTTTTTCTGTAGCCATTTTACAGCCGTTAAATATAAACTTTTATATTTAGTATTTTGCTTGTAATTCTCTATGTCGTTTAATACGTTGTTTATTTGTGTAATTGTATGTTTATCTAATAACTTTTTTACTTCGTCTTCAGTAATAGACAAATGAGCGAAGCTCCTATATATATCTTTTACATTTACACTTACATTATCATTAACACTTACAGCTATGTTTGCTATCGGTTTTATGCGTTTGCTATCGTTTGCTATATTTTGCCATCTTTTTGTTGCTCCTGCTACTCCAGCTTCACTTCGTTTTTGTTTCTTATCGTCCCATTTCAACAAGTCACGTTTTAAACTTTGTTTAATTGGTTCAAATGCAATTTCAGTTATTAAGTCTTCGCATTCTGGGTTTAAATCGTTTACATACTTTAAAATATGCTTAAACAAAACTCCTGCTTGTTCATCTGTTAATTTTTCTATTGTATGTATTATGTCACTATACAATATAAACCCTTTTTTTTCTTCAGCCATACTAATTTTTTTAAATAAAAATACCCCTGCTCAATCCGTTGCGTCTAACTTCAACTTCATAAACAAGGGTAATAATTCCTTTTGTACTTATAATGTTAGACGAGTACAGTTGCAAATTTAACAATTAATTCTAAATAACAGTTTTTTTAATTATAATTTGTTTAATACATTTAATTCATAAAATTTTGTGTTTATAAAATCAATAAATGCAAAAGAACAGCCACTTGTTTTACCTTTATAAACATCCATATATTTTTTATAATCATTACTATTTAATAATCTTGGAGACCTAAAAAAATCATTTTCAATCGGTATTGTTAAATTAGATTTTGCATCAAAAGCATCAGGTTTATAAAATTTTAAATCTTGTAATTTACAAAGTTTTTTATTTTTTAATAATAAAAGCAAATTAATATTACAGCTATATTCTAAATTTTTATAATTCTCATAACATTCTTTTTCAATGCCCGAACTATTTTTTGCGTCAATTAAAATAGATTTGTTTTTACCTACTATTGTATAATCAGGGTAATATCTTATAAATTTTGAAGTAACATCATTTTTAAACTTTACTTTATTTACTGCATCTTCATTACTTTTATAAAATTCGTATCCACTTTCGAAATAAGATATTTTATTCTCTTTTAAAAAATCATTAAAAAAATTTGTTAAAATATCTGAATACTCTATTCTTTTTTTAAATTCGTTCATAAGTCCCTATTCTTTTAATAATATCAATACAGTATTGTTTATCAATTTCTGCATTATAACTAATCCTGTTCATTTTTTCACACATTAATAAAGTTGTTCCGCTTCCTGCAAAAACATCAATTATAATATCTTTTTCATTAGTAAACATATCTATTAAATGTATCATAAAATCATAAGGTTTTCTGCCTTTATGTTTTGTGTCTTCAGTTTTTGAAATATCTATATTTATTTTCCAAAAGTCTTGCGATATTTTAGGTTTAACTTTTCCAAAAATAGATGTTTTAATTACATTTGCATAGCCACATTTTCCGTGTGTCATTCCGTTTGTTATCCAACAAAACATTTCCCAAATATAATTCATATTAGTTTCTTTGTAAAAATTGCAAGTGTTCCACCCTCCAGGTGTTACCGCTACAACATCAGCATAATTTTCTATATAATCTAATTCCCATTTATAATCAAAATCCCATTTGTCTACTCCTGCGTTATAAGGCGGGTCTGCAAAAGCAAATTTAGCTTTAGGTAATTTTTCAATAAATTCTTTATCTGTATTACTGCCAAAATATAAAAATTGTTTGCCTACTTTATACCATCCTTTTTCAATAGTAGTTTCAATATTTTTTAATTCTATATTTGTTATGCTTTCAATTATTTGTTTTTGTTCTTCTTTTTTTTCTGCTATTTGTATTTGCTTTTCTTCTTTTTTTATGTCTTGGTATGCTTGGTTAATACTTACTTCGCCTGTGCTTAATTTTGCTTTTACTTCTGGGGTTGCTTTAGCTTGTATAACTTTTACTTTGCCTAAAGTTCTTTCTTTTACATCCGCAATTTTAGCAATTTCTTTTCGTGTGTCTATTGGTTCACTTTTTGGCAATGTTGCCAAAAGGTCTGTGCGTTTGCCTTGTTGTTCTTTTGCTTTTTCTTTAAATACACTTTCAAGTTCTAAAGCTAAAACGCTTCTTTGGTAGTTGCTTAAATTTCTTCTACCAAATTGGTTGTTTATCATCCATTCTTTAACTTCGTTTTCGTCTTTAAAACGTTTAGCTTCAGTTTCGTATTCTAAATTCCAACGTGTAGCAATTTCATAACGGTTGTGTCCGTCAATTATAAAACCGTTCCAAGTTATTATTTTTTCTCGTATTCCTTCGTCTAAACAATTTTGTTCAAGTTGTTTAAATTCTTCAGCAGTTAGTGCTGGTATTAATTTTTTAAATTCGTCTTTTATTTGTATCATTTTTTTTTCTTTAAAGTTAATAAAATTTATTTCTTATTCTTAACTGAATTTTACGCAAGTCTTTTAAGTTCTTTGCTTCTTTTATTTCTTTTCTTAAGTCAAGTTCTGGACGTTCTAAACTCAAAAGAAGTTTATAATATTCTATGTCGTGTAAAAATACTTTGTCGTTTACATCGCTTAAGTCTTGGTAAGTTTTTAAACCGTGTAATATTGTTGCGTGGTTCATATTAAACAAACTTCCTATTCCTTTGAGTGTGTGTCCGTCTTCGCGTAGCTTCCTAAACAAATAAATTCTTCGGTGTATTATTTCACGTTTTCGGTTTTTTTCTGCAAGTCCGTCTTGTTCTATTATTTGTTTTATTAGTTCTATCATTTTATAAGTTTTACTTTGTTAAACATATCTTTTTTTACTGCATATCCAAGTGCTTCATAAAGTTTTAAGTACCGGTAAACTGTTCTTGAACTTACATTTAAATATTTTGCTATTGTGTTTATATTTCTTGGTTTTTCTTGAAGGTGTTGCATAAGCCTTATACACCTGTACATTTTATTTTGGTTCATTTTATAATTTTTATTTAAATATTAATTCTTTTTTTATAGCCATTGCAAATATCAAGAATAAAATCTATTCTATCTTCTTCAGAGTCAAATCCTGTCATCATTTCTTCAAGTGTACTTTTTAAAATACTTACTTGTTTTTCAATTGAGTCATTTTTCTTATATCTCTCCATTGCTTTGGCTTGGTTAATTTTATTTCTAAAATCAGGAGTACAATTTTCAATACTTCCAAAATGTGTTTCAATTAACCATTCTACTGCTGTTTGTTTCATTTTTCTATTTGTTTAATTTCTAAAATAATATCATCGTTTTTTTGAATTAAGTTTTTAACGTGCTGGAAGTCGTAAGCTTCAACAATTCGTGTTTCTAACTTAACAGGCGCTCCAACATACGCCCAAGTTTTAAAAGTTGCTTTAAATCGTTTCATAGGTTTTTGTATTTGGTTTTCGTTTTTTTTAATTCTACATATTTCTAAATAAAGGTGTAAGTCAAATGAACCGCGCCATTGTCTTTTCCACCAATCCATTTGCTCGTAAATCGTTCCTGTGTTCATAGTTCGTGGTAAAAATTATAGTTGCTTTCATCGTTACTTACCTTCCACTCCCAAAAATTGTAGTGTGCTAAATCACTGTTTATTGCTTCCTGCATTTCTAAACGTAAGTCTTCTAAAAGACGAACACCCAAAACGTGCGGTTGTAAATTGTCGTCTGTTTCTGTTAACCACTTTTGACTAACATCAACGTCTAATTCAATAAACGCATATTCCGAAACTTCGTCCCAATCGTTGAACTCCCAAGTTCCTGCAATTGAATATTGCCAACCTAAAAATTCGTAGGTTAATTCCCAACCTTTATTCCAAAATTCTAAATTTCTATTTTCCATCTTACAACGCTTTTAAATACATTAAACAATAGAACATACCACCCAACACAATAAAAGCCGTTAGAGTGCCTAAAAAGTGCCTTAAAAACG